AAATGACAGCGTTGTAGCGTTAGCAAATGTAAATGCAGTTGTAGCAACTGTGTCAAGTGTTACCTTAACATCAGCTTGTTTCAAATATTCAAATGTAAATGAATAGTTCGTTGTAGAACCATTTCCTGTATATGTAGTTTGTGTTGTTGCCATTAGTAACGTCTCGTTGGGATAATTCCTAGTTCAGCAGCTTCTTCATTTAATTTTTTATCTACTATTCTTTCATTTATTTCTTTTTGCATAGAAGGTTCTAGTGAAAGAAAAGCTTCTTCTTCTGCTAACTTTTGTTCGATTGAAAGCAACATATGAATCTGATCGAACTTAGCAAGTGATGTTTTTTCAGAACTAATAAAATTAGGAGGACGGCGTGCAGCTCTTAACGTTTTAATTGTTTTTAATGCTTCAGCTGTTCTCATAACACTATTAATACCACGTCTCCACCTACCACTTTTACCCATTTCAGCGTTTAATGCTGCGCGTTCTGGTGAAAGTAATTTAACTCCATTACGAGAACTAAATGCAGATGAAATATCATATTCAACATCATATAAGAATTGTTCTTCTTTAGACATTGACGGATGTACTTTAACAGGTGAGTAATGATTAAAAAGACGTTGTAACATATTATACTTGTTAGGTGCTTCACCAGTGATAGGACTAATAACAGTAGGTAGTCTATTAGTTTCATCAATTACACCCAGTATCTGGTTACGATTAGCAAGCTGAGCTAAAATATCTGTTTCTACTTCTTTATAACCACCTTCAAGAATACGACCCATTTCATTACGCATACCACCAAGTGGTCCTAATGAACTAATAACGCCAGCTGTAAATCGATTAAATTGGGCTTCATTACCACCCAATAATTCTACAAGAGGACGCAATGCAGACACACCAGCTGGATCTGTTATAGAAGCTCCAAGTATAAAAGCTAGTTTTGGAAATGTATTCTCTAGCATTGTTTCACCAAGCATATCAAAATTTTCAGCAACAGTTGCTACAGCAGAAACCCAGGTACTCAAACCTGGTCCAAGTAAGTTATTGTATTCATACCTACGACCACTTGGTCCAACAGCAGAACGAGGTTTATAGTTACTATTTTTTTGACGTGCACGATCTAGTTGACGATCATAACTACCGTCACCTGTTGTACTAAATAAACCGTCACCAAATAGCTTGTCGTTCAAAACATTAGCAATTACTAGACTAGTAAAGAATGTACCAATACCTTTTCTGCCAAGAGTTTTATTTTTTAAATCAATAACAGTATTTAATTTAGCTGTAGGATCCATCATATTAACGTTATGTCCACGTCTAGTTAGAATTTCATCTACTAGTTCAGGATTAGACATAAAGTTTTTTAAAGGAGTATAGGCTAATTCATTAATATCTTTTTGAAATGAACGTAATGGTGCAGGTATATATTCATCAGCTACCCTAACTACGTTTGTCATCATTTTTGGAAACGTAAGAAATGGAGTAAGAATAGGTAAACTTTTAGTTAATTCACCAATTACTTGTGCCATCTCTGAATCTAAATTTAATGCAACATTAGCAGTATCATATTTTGTAGCTTTATCTTTAATAAGATTGTTACCATCAAACATACTGTCGTATTCAATATCAGCTAATTCCTTAACTCTTGCTGGTGTTGCTGCTTCTCCTAAACGATCAAGCTCATCCATAGCACGGAAACGTGCATTTGCATTAGCTAATGTAGCACCAGTCCAACTATCAAAACCAGTAAACATGTTAGGGTTTAATCTAAATAAAGGATCATTAGCCATAGCCATTGATTCTTCATAAAAATCTAATACATATTGAAAACCTGTATTACCATTATCTGCCTCAAGTTTAGCAATATAACGATATTTGTCTAGTTTTTCTTCTTGTTTAATGATAAGATCAAGTCGTGTTTGACTAGCTACAGAGTTTGGATTTTGTGATGCTTTAGCAAACATTCTACCAGCATATGGTAATGATTTCTTTTGTGTATCAAATAAAGCACTGTAAGCCATCCAACCACGTTGCATTGATTTAAGATCACCACGCATTACAGACCCTGCAAAATAAGCAATAGGTTCAGCAACCAAACCACTTAGGTTACCATATAATACGTTAGCTGCTGTTGATGTAGAAGATAGAAGTGAATTAAAATAATTACCTCTTAAAGCAGAAACAATAAGATTAGGGTTTTGAGGGTTAGGATCGTAAATAAGCCTAGTTCTAACAAACTTATTTAGAATGTCTTCATTTAATTTATAGATACTACTAATTTCACCATCACTAGCTTCATATAACTCAAGAAATGTATCTAACATTTCAGGTCTGTTTTTTTGTAAATACTGCCAACTTTCTGTAAATTTATCACTTTCAGTTTGAATATCAACTAAAGCTTGTGGGTAAGAGTCACGGATACGAGCACTAATTTGTTGAGGTGTTTTTCCATAATTCTGAATCTTTTCAGCAATGGCTAGAAAACCTTGTTTCTTAGTAGTATAATATCTAGTAGAACCTACTAGTTGTTGGAAAAATCTAATATTATCAAGTAGTTTTTCTTTAGCACTATCAATAGAAACAGAGCCTTTATTAATACGAATACCTTCAGCCAAATCAGCAATCTGACCAGCCATAGATGTAGCAGTATAAGCTTGTGCTCTAGCTATATCCATGTCAGTAAACTCATCAACCATATTATTGATTGAACGAAGTGCTCCTTTAAAACCTTCTTCAGTTAATACTTCAACACCAAACTCATTAGTTTGAATTGCAGGACCAAGAAGACGTTTAATGTCATCTACATTAGCAGAAGGATCAATTAGTTCTAAAACTAAATTATCACCTTGTGCTTGGATTTCATCAAAACTAATAGCCCAATCAGCTGCATCCATCCTATAACGGTCTGCATCCTTTAGCTGTTTAGCAAGACCTACAGTAATTTCTTCTACACCACCTGGTGTTTCAATACCATACTTAAGAGCAGGTCCACTAATAAAGTTACCTAGACGACCATACACTGTACCTTTGTTAGCTGCAATACGTGCTGCATCAACACTAGCACCAACAATACCAAAGTCATCTACTGATCGCATACCTGTCTCTCTGAAGTCGTACAAATCATGTACACCCTTCATAGGAACGTTAGTATCAGAATTCTTAGACATATTATAATATCCAAGTTCATCTAGATCAGCTTCTTGTTTAGCAATATATTGTTCTATTACTTCTTCAGCATCGGCACTTTTAGGAGGAGGTTCAATTTCAGCAAGAGCTTTAACTGCTTGAGGAGTTTCACCTACGATTACAGGAGTCCTAAATAACTGTTTTGTTTGCTCTAAATTACCGATAAGGTTTTTAACGACACCTACAAAGGGAACAAGAAGACCTAATGCTAAATCTTCATTGATATTCTTTTGCCGTTTTTTATCTGTACTATCACCATCTAGTGTAGCCCAGTTATCAGGAATAAAATCCCATTGAGGTGGTAAAGATTTTTTTATCAGTCCTAAAGCATTATCTTCTGTATATTGAGAGCTAACAGCGCCGACGGTAAGAGAAGCACCAGCTTCAACACCCCTAGCACCGATAAATTTCATAAAAGCAGTTTCACCTAATTTAGATCCAACCTTAGCTTGAGCTGCTGTTCCTGCTGCCATACCTGCTTTTTGTAATAGAACAGTAGGCATGACAACAGAAGAGATATTTCTAGTTGCTTGAGCAACCGAATCTTCATATTTAGTAGCTTTAGGTATTTGAAAATTATCAGGTAAACGTGAATTAATTGCTTCAGTAACAAAATCAAAAAAACCTTGGCCTGGTGCACTTAAACGTTCTTTAACTTGTTGATTGGTTTCATCAAGGGGTTGACCAAAATAACTAAGACGTTGACCAAGACCCTCAAAATAACCTTTCTCTTCTTCTTGTGTTTCCTCACCCGTAGGTTGAGGTTCCGGTTGCATTGGTGCGGGTTGTCCTGCCGTAACAGGTTGTGTTGGATTTACTTCTTCTTCTTCTGCCATCATCTGTTCTTGAACAGAATCTTCTCTAGCTTGAATTTCTTCAACTTGTTCGTTAGAGAGTTGACGTTGAACTTCTTGTTCATCCAACATAAAATCGTCACCTAAATCTGCATATTGTGTAGGATCGTTCATTGTTGTTTAAAAAAAAATTAATTAATAGAATTAATTAAGTTTAACTCTTCTTGAGTGATTGGTCTAATTAAACCACCAAGATGTAAATGTTCTTCATGAGCAGGGTTACCATCACCAGGACCAATTACTTCTTTAAAAATATTCATAGATCGAATAAGTTCTTTAAGTTGTCTAGTTTTTTCAATTGATGCTTGTTTTGCTTCAAGGCTATCACCTCCAGTTTGATGTGTTATATCAAAAGCTTCGTCATAGTTGTGATAACTATTTGGAGCATGAACTGGATCTACTTCATCAAACGCACTTTGTTCTGAAACTTTAAAGCCAGCAGATACTAAAGCATTACCTACATCTAAATAAGATTGCTGGTTTGCTTGATAAGTTAAAGCCCCTGTAGGTCCAATCATACTAGGACGCAAAGACTTACTTGCATCTTTATTCAAACTATCCCTAACTCTTCTAAGTTCTTGAGCTGTACTATCCGGATTACTTAATATTTTATCTAATTCTTTATCAGCAGTTTCTTGCTCAAACCTTTCTTGATTAGCTGATATTTGAAGATAAGGTTTATTTAAACCTGTTTTTTCGTTATCTATTTTACGAGCATAATTAAAAACTTTAGCAGGCGTAACTGTTTTACCAGTTTTTTTACTAAGAATACTAGCTATTTTATAAACAATTGGTGTATATTCTACAGGTCCAGATAAAGAAGATTCAAACATTTCATCCATTTCTTTTGAAGTATTCATAACATATTCTTTGCTAAAAAAGCCTAGTGCTTTGTCTTCAACTTCAGACATAATTTCTTTACGACGTTCAGCTTTATCTTTGTCATAATCTTCTAGGTGAGGATAAAACATTTTACCGTTTCTTTTAATCCTATAAAATCGATTGTCTACATTTACTCCTTCACCTTTCTTACCACCCAAAACTAGGTCTTTAAGTTCTAAGATAACTTGGTTTTCGTCAACAGGAACCTCTTTATCTGTAGATTTTACTTTAGCTCTATATAGTCTATCTAATTCAGTTTCAACTAAAAAAGTTTGGTAATTACCTGGTGCGTTATCTAAAATACCAGTTTCTTCTTTTGCTATACTGGTAAAACCTTCTTTAATCTCTTTATAAAATTTACCATATACCTTCATATCTTGTGCTTTCTTTTGTTTTAGTGCAAATTCTCTAATATCACCTGATGGATAAGTGTTAATTTCAGAATCACTAAGAATACCTAAATTAGCTCGTTGTTCAATTCTATATAAAAGTTCTTCCTTTTTACCAGCTTGTGCTACCCTTAGCTTTTCGGCTAAGTAAGGAGGAATTTCACCGTCAAAATCTTTTCTTATTGATTTCTCTGCACGCCATGGCTTGTTATCAATAAATTCACCAACTGCTTGCTCATTATTTTGATATTTTAACTCTACCTCATATCTATCTTGTTTTTTCTCAGCCTCAAATTTTTTACGTTCTTCAGTGTCGCGTTGACGTAAAAATGGCGCTAATGGTGTTTTATAAATGTCAAGATAAGAACGATTATCACCAAAAACATCTACTTTTAACATAGCATTTATAGTTTCTTGGGTATAGTTACCAGTTGCTATCCTTTCCCGCCAAGCTTGATGTGTTAAAGCATTATCTCCTTTAAGTATTTTTAAGTTATTCCAAGCTAATTGAGCTTGTACTAAAGCTTCGGGACCGCCCATTCCAGCATTTAATAGATGTTCATTAATATCTGCTGTCAGTATTTCTCTACTCTTAGTTTCACTTCTAGTTTTAGCTTGATTAATTAATGTATTGTTTTGAGTAGTAATTAATTTTAAAGCT